TTAAGCTTGGTTAAAGATGTTGTTGATATTGTTTCTTACAGCTTCTTTTATAAGTGCATTAAACCGTTCAGTAGCAATTTGGTTAAATGAATCACAGCAAGACTCAGGAATATGAATTTTATAAGTGTTGTTATCACTTGACACTTCAATTAAAGGACTAACTCCACAGTAAGGACAAACTAAATCAGATAATTCATTTTGAATAGCATTAATATCAATTTTCATAAATAGAAGTTTTGGTTAATAACGAACCCCGAAGATATAAAAAACTTGTAAGCCTTAAACATCGGAACAGGTCGGGGAGCAAACAAATTAATTAAACAGTGCCAGTACTTATAAACGACATATTATTTATTGAAGGCAGAAAGCTTGTAAAGGAAAGGATGATAAGTTCATATGTGTATGAAGATGCCCTAAGAAGGCAACGAACTGGTCAGGTTAAATGTTGGAATTACGAACGCTTTACGCACAATTACCCCGATGAATATATACAGCATCCGATTAATAGTCGTAAAGGATTGGTTTATTTCTATTTTGAGGGTTTAAGAGATAAATATAAACAAGCTATTCAGGATAAGCTATGTAAAGGACACGATCCGTATTTATATGCGGTTAATAAGAATGAGATATTAAAACAAGAGCGCAACGAGCAATCCCGAAAATTAAGACTTGACTTACAAGCTCGTGAGCTAGACCTACGCAAAGAAGATTACACCAACGAACTACCAAAACTTATAAAAATCAGTCATGCTGATGAAAATTACCTAATACAAAACGGTGTATCGGTAAAAGAAGCAGGGCAAATGGCTCGCACTTGCGGATGGCTCGATTTATTGGTTGCTATGAAACCTAAAAAAGCTCGTGAGTTTGGTTTTGAAAATATGCCTGCTTTTCGTGAACATGTTTTTAATACTATGGCTAAAGAGTTTAAACAAGGTTTAATCAAGTTTAAAGAAGGTATGCCAAGTAATATTCAAATTTTAGGACGTTACGAGCGAAACTATAAAGATAATGGTGCTAAATGTATGCTTACAGGTCGTAGAGGAAATACAAACCGTTCTATTATTGGTAAATCTACCGATAACGAAGTATTAATGGTTGGTCGTTTTAATATTAAAGAATGGCATGCAGCTACTATAATAACAATTTATACCAATCCGGGCGATGCTCGCAAATTTGACAAAGAAGAAACGTACCGTCGTTACAAACGCCAATGTGAAAAAGCAGGTAATCGCCATGTAAGTATAGGCGCAATGAAACGATTCTTAAACGATCAGGCGGTTAATGTATTCTGCATGGGCGAACGTGATGGTTACAAAGCTCTTGATAAGCTTGTGCCACACGTTAATCGTGTTAAACCACAAATGTCGCTTACAAAAGGTGGTTTCGATGGTTTACAGGTTGATTTTTACAGTGAGATTGATAAGAAAAAAATAATGCTTACTGTTGAAGCATTATTTGATTATGCAAGCTATGCCATAACAGGCTTTGATGTTGGATTAGTTGAAAATGGTTATATGGTTCGCAATATGCTCCGTTCTCATTTTGCCATGAACGATAATAGAGCATATTTAGAATTGGAATCAGACCGGGGATCATCTAGTCAAAGTGCCATAAGTAAATCAATTATTGAACGATGTTGTGAGCGTTACAATGCACCTGCTCCCAATTGGGCAGTAAATGTTCCTGGTAAGAAAAAGCCATCGAATCCAAAAGGCAGACGTGTAGAACGTTTAGTAGAAGAATTAAACCGTGTGGCTCAGAATATTCCGGGTTGGAAAGGTGGAAACATTACATCGGTAAGAGCTAACAGAGAGCCTAACCCCGATTATAAAGAAACCGAAATACCAAAAGGTTTAGAAGCTGCAAAACAGGCTATAATACAACTTGTAAACGCTTATAATCACGAACCTAACGAAAATTCAGGTGTAAGTCGTTGGGATGAATATCTAAACAATATTAATGCTGAAGCTCCTGTAATATTACCATTAAAACAAAGCAGTATATTAAATGAATGGAGTATTACTACTGTAAGAGCCGGATTAGTTAAGGTTGAGTTAGATAAAGAAGTTTATGAGTTTGATTTTTGGAACTATTTAGACTACGGCAATATGCTAAATAAAGGCTTTAAATGCCGTGTGAGCTTCGATCCGCAACGTGCAAATAAAGCATTGATTTACAAATACGATGAAGACAATAAAAAGAACACCGAAAATGATGTTTTTGTATGCGAAATAGCACGCTTAACACGCCCACAAGAAGCATATTATGAACAAACCGAAGCCGATCGCAAAGAGATAGCACGCCAACACAATAACAGAAATAAGGTTATTGTTGCTGAACATAGAAAGTATTTAGAGTTCTTAGCATCTCAAATGGATTTGAGTATTGGCGATATGGAAATAAAAAATGCTCAAAAGATTGTAGCCGGGGCATTATTAAGCGATGGAATTAATACAGTAGAAAGTTTCGAAGATAGGTTTAACGTTGGTTTAAACACAAAAGAAGCCAAACGACAAGCCGAATTTTACAAAGATATGTTAATGCCCGGCATGGATGTTCCGGTACGAAGTTTACCTGAAGAAAATAACGAAGCCGAAAAGCGTAAGCATCAGCGCAAAAAGTTTAAAAAGCAAGCAATATAAAAAACGGCTGCCATTGACAGTGACAGCCGCTAAAATTAATACAAGTACTAATTTAAAAAAAAATGTTATGACAAAATTAAGCATTACAAATCCTTTAAGCACAGAAACAAAGGAAAAAATTGTGAGTACAGTTGAAAATTTCATTGAAACACGCAGAGGAACGGCAGGATTTCATGTTGAGAGTTTTTTAAATTCAGTAGATAATGTGAATAAAACGGACTGGAGTTATTTGCGTAATCGAAAATGGGATAAAGTACGTACTGTAACACGAGGAAAGGAAGTATTTAGCAGTGTAAAGGATGTTAAATTTCTTTCGTTAGGCAGAGCTGTAGGACTAGAGTTTGAAGGTGATTACTGGCCTCATTTCAGAACCGATAATTACATGATGATATGTAATGTATTACAAGAAGCTCGTGAGCGCAAAATCCCTTATTGTATTGATGGTGATACAGGATCAGGTAAAACTTACAGTATAACACGTTATCATCAGGAGCGTTCGGCAGATACATTTGTAGTAACCTGTGCAGGCGACATGAGTGTAAAAGATTTTATTGTTGAAGTTGCAGAGGCTGTAGGTTGTGAAGCTGTTGGTAGCAAAGTTCAGATAAGGAAGAGAATTGTTAAGCATTTATCAAAGAAGAATGATCCTGTTGTAATAATTGATGAAGCCGAAAACTTGAAGGATGGTGCTTACGATGGCATTAAAGCTATGATGGATAGTTTAAAAGGGATTTGTGGTATTGTAATAGTTGGTGCAAACGATTATCAAGATAAACTCCAGAAGCTTGCCGAAAAGAAAAAGAAAAGCTTTCCGCAGATATACTCAAGACTAAAAGAAGGAGGTTTTAGCCAACTGTTTGAAATGGGAAGAGAAGATGTAAGTGTAATTTGTAATGCTTTAAATATTCGAGATAAAAGCTTGATAGGCTTATTAGCAAACTATTGTGGTAATATGCGTGAGTTATCAGGTACAGTTACCACTCTATTAAAAGAAGCAGATCAAGCCGGACGTCCTGTTGATACAGCATTATTCAAAGCTATAATTTAGGGGTTATGATGGAATTACAAGACAATTACCCTTATATATGCCCTGTATGTGGATTAATACAGGATGCTGAACCTTCCAGTTTAATGAAACTAGGTGTAAATAGTGGTCATACATTTTGCTCAAATGCTGAATGTAGCGAAATGCTTCACCTACAAATACACGCTGATAATGAACGTATGGATGCCGAAACATGGGAAGTTTATGTTGACAGGATCAGACTTACGAATGAAGATGTAACTTTTTTTGAAGAGTTAACTAAATCGGCATGATCGAAGAAAAAATAACACATAAGCAATTATTAAAGCACAGGATGCAAGTTACTAAAGGAGAAATTTGTGCTCTTTTAAACCTGACTCCTGATGCTTACGAAACTATGAGGTATGAGCTTGCAATTGCATGGCTTAAATACCAGGAGTATTTTGAAGTTACAGCAAGGCTTTATATTCTTAGTAGTACATTCTTTAATTGGTGGTATCAACGATTGTATTCTATCGATTGTTATTTTCTACAATCGCACGCTAAAAGCCATAGTACGAATTTATTAAAAAGCATGTACATGGATATGGCATTAACTCTAAATCTTAAACCTTCGAGAATGGTTCGTGAATCGATAAGAAAAGAAGGTTTAAGAGCTATAGATCAAAATCCAAAATTGAAAACAATAAAAGTATTTGCAGCATGAGTATGAGTCAGAAAAAAACTGAAAAAGCAAGAGAGTTGCGCAGGGAAATAAGGGAGCTTGATGTTAAAGCTAAAGAAAAAAAATCATATTGTATCAACAATATTGATGCCTCCGATTATTATGAAGTCAGCTCTGAGTACAGAGCAATATCGGTAAAGATAATGTCTAAAGAATCTCAATTAAAGCAATTAAACAGCTCGGTTGAAGTGGTAGAAAGAACAGTAAGAATTGCTGCCGGAGTAAAATGTAATATGTTGCTATGATACCAAAAAAGACATTTAACTCGGTGGTTGTTTGCCATGAATGTAAAGGGAAAGGTATTGTTTGGAAAAGAGAATTTAAAGGACACTCAAGGGGTTATGAATCAACCCCTGAAACCTGCCCGGTATGCAAAGGACATAAAGTATTAAATCGAAAAGTAACAGTAGAATTATTCACTATTTAAACACTATTTAAACAATGACAATGATTGATATTGAAAAATTGACCCCTGAACAGCAGGAACAAGCTTTGCAGCAATTGTTAGCTAAAAAAGAAGCTGAAAAGACCAGAGTAAAAGGAGATCGTATCGCTTATAAAGAATTGGCAGCAAAAGCGGTTAAAGAAATGTTTATTCCATTGCAAAACACAAGTAGTGCCTTGTCGGATATTAAGAAACTTGTATTTGACAGTTTTGCTCACTTAATCGATATGAAAAAGGAGCTGTACGATGTAAAAGAAAACCAACAAAGCCATACTTTTAGTAATGAAGAAGCTAGTAAGCGAATAACTGTTGGTTATAGAGTGCTTGATAGATACGATGATACCGCTGAGTCGGGTGTAGCTAAAGTACGAGAATATATGGATAGCCTTGCAAAAGATTCTGACACTGCAAAGCTTGTAAATATGATTAACTCATTGCTTAAACGTGATCCAAAAGGCAACTTAAAGGCTAATCGTGTATTGGAGCTTCAGAAACTAGCATCAGAAAGCGATTCTGAAACATTTAAAGACGGTGTACAAATTATTTCGGATGCTCACAAACCACAAAAATCAAGTGATTTTATTGAAGCTGATTTTAAAGATGAGCATGGCAAATGGCATAGTGTTGCTTTAAGTATTTCATCTGTTGATTTTCCAAGTGTATGAGCGGAGTAAAAAAAGCGGCAGCCTTAACAGCATTACTAGATGTTTGTACGGATTACGAGCTGAAAGCAAGTACAAACGGACATACTCTAATAGTTAGATTTGGTGAGTATGTGTACAATGAAGAAAAGGAGTTTTTGTACGACTTTGCACAGGAGCTAGGAACGTTTATGAGTAAGATGCCAAAAGAAGTAAAGGAAGAGTATTTTGTGCTAAGATAAACCTGACTGGAAGTCGTCCCGGTTCGAGACCGGGACAGGTTCAAAAAATATTACAAAATGTTAGAGTGTAACAAAAAAAACATAGTAGTAATTGGAGTTGGTTATTGTTTCGTAGGTAGAAAGCTTGCTTTATTATTACGTGCAAACTTGATTATTGCTCAAGAATATGAACAAGCAAGATCAAATGCAAAATACCAACGTGAGCTTTCAATGAATAAGATAGTTAGTAAATTAGAAATGACTGAGCTACCTAAAAACCCATTTATTGAGAAAACACAGAAGGCACACAATAATAAATTTGCAAAAAGAGCAGCATTAAAAAGTAAATGGTAAGAACTATGACTAAGATTAAAATTGAAGATCAAATAACATTTATCACAGCTGAATATGACGCAAGTATGGAGCTTTCAACAATGGAAGAAAATTCCCATCATTATCTTAAAGATATGGATATGTACTCTGCTATTCTTAAAAATTTAAGACTGCTACAAAGTAACGATTTAGTGTTACAACGAAATTGCTTGCATTGCAAAGCTTCTTTTACAACTACAAACAGAAAACAGCAGTTTTGCTCGACTAATTGCAGGGTTGCTTATTATAGGGCAAAAAACAGATTAAAAGAATTTACAGCAAGTGTTAATAAGATTCTTAGCGAAAAGGGAGTTGATCCTAAGTTTGCTGTTGGGGTTCTTATTGTGCCGGGAAAAGATTGCCCTTACGAAGTTGAGTATAAAGGTGCGATTTATAAAGGCAAATCTACACGTGAGATATTAACTAAACTAAGAAAAATATGAGCTTAGATTCAAGAAAAATACAACGCTTTCATGCTATGCTTGATAAGTGTAAGCTGAAAGAACAAAAACGCAATATCCTGAACGGTCAGGGTGTTGAAAGCACGAAAGATTTAAGCGAAATGCAACTGGATGGATTAATCGCCTGGTTAAATTCCATGTTACAATGGAGCGAGTTTAAAGATCATCAGTTTGCAACATTCGATATGAGTAATAAGTCGCATATGTACCTGTTGAGTTTATGTCAGGAATATGGATGGACTGTTTGGAATGAGAAAATGCAGCGTGAAGTTTCCGATCTAAATAAGCTTGGTGCATGGATCCGGAAGTGCAGTGCTGTAAAGAAGCCACTTTTACAGCAAGATAATGCAGATGTTCGAAAGACTATCTATCAGTTTGCGCAAATGGTTAAGAAACATTTTGATAACAACTAAAACAATATGCCTATGAGTTATGAATTAGTATTTTTAATAAGCTGTATAGCTATAATAGTTTGTTCGGCTTTCGCTTTGTATTTACAAGTTCGTTCGATACGAATGAGCAAACAAGATCAAAAAAACGGGATTTATGAAACTTATAAAAACATTAATCTAATTTAAATGAGAGAGTATATTTTTACATCACCTGAATTTACAGGTTTTATGAAATTTGGTTACGATGCCGAGGGTGTGCTTATTAAATATGAAAACCAAGCGATACTGAGCACAGAACAGCAAGTCTATTTATCAATGGCTTTTCCGCTTACACAGGATGTTTTACCTAAAATAGTAAACAAAGGCAAACTTTTAGATTGTACAGATTTGTCTTTTGAACGATTTTGGGAAGAGTATGGTTATAAAAAATCAAAAGCTGAAGCTGAAAGGTATTGGAGAAAAATGCCCGAAAACGAAAAGTTAAAAGCCGTATCAGGCATTAAACGTTACATGTATGACTGTAAAAAGCATAATCGTGATGTTCTTTATGCAGTGAGGTATTTACGCAACATGCGTTACATGGATGAATAATTAAGTGAATAATTAATAATTAGTAATTAATATGGCTTACAATCGTGAAAACTTCTTAGAAAAGGTACTTGTTATTCAAACGATTTATCTTGAGCATAGTGATAATTTGTCGAATAGAAAAATATTTGAACTGTATATCAAACCCCGTTTTATAAGTATTACAGAACGTACTTTTTATAAGTATCTAGCCATTAATGCAAAAAAAGAATTAAAACAAATTAAGAAAATTAAAGAGAGCCAAATGGCATTATTTTAAAATCAAACAAATGGAAAATTTAACATTAGAAACATTAGAAAAAGACAAAATTGAACTTGTAGCACAACAACAGCAAGTAATTGGTCAATTAAACCAACTTAACGATCAGAAAGTGGAAGCTATTGCACAGGTAAATATGATTAATGGAGCAATGCAGTTTGTCGAGCAAAAAATTGATGCTATTAAGAATCCCAAAAACGAAAATAAAAAATAGTATCTTAGTGTAAACTTAAAAAATGAATATGGACGACCAAAACAAACCAAGTTCTAAAGAAAAATTACGAGCAATGTTAATAACAGCAGCAATGTTTTCTGTTGTTATTATTTTTTTTGGAGTGATAATGTTTAGAGGCTGTAGTGATGATAATGCTAGAGAAGAAAAAAGACAGGTGAGAATGGAAATTATTAAAAAATTTGATGAAATATCAGTTGAGAGAGATGCTCCGCACAAACTCTCTGTTGATATTCTTCTCAAAAAAGAGCTAACAGAAATTGAACTTCGAGAAATAGCAAATTTAATTTATAGTAATAAAACAGGAGAAAATTATCAAAGAGTTTTCATTACTTGTTATCTACATGGATCACCGTGGGCTACAGCTCATTTTGATCCTGATCTTGAAATAAAAATCAAAAGTTTTTGATTTTGTAAAATAATCATTTAAACAGTGTTTAAACAAAAAGCCCCTTAAATTAAGGGGCTTTTTTTATGGTTCGTAGTTAACTTGTGCTTTAAAGTCGAGTATCAGGGTAAATTTCCCTCCATGTTTTTTAATGTCTTCACCTGTGAGTGTAACGCCTGTTATGTAGGTTATTGCTTCGTTAAGCATTTTTGTTTTAACAAGCTTAATTACATCAAGACTTTCATATAGCTTTGTTAATACAGGTTCAGGAGTATCTGCTGCTGACCGATGATAAGGAGTAATATCTACTTTAACAGTAAATGGAAACTCTCCAAGCATAGTTCCTTCGGTTAATTGTTCCCAAGGGATTTTGCCAAGTGAAATAAAAGCCGATGGACTTGTTTTAATTTCTTCGCTTCCATCAATATCAATGTATTTTAATTCTTCAATCTCATTTAGTTTTTCTGCAATACTTAAATAAAGTTCAATCATAGTTTTAGTATTAAGATTTCATTATATCAGTCATCCTTTTGCGTGTTTTATCACGCATGTGATCAATTAATATTTGTGATTTACCAATAAATTGTCTTTTAGCCATTTTAAAGCCTTTTCCTCGCCCTGCATGCAAACCTTTATTGTGTACCTCGGCATATATCTTATCGCTTTTAATAGCCACGTCACGTCCTTGTTTTTCGTAGTCAATTGAGTTACCAAGCTCGCTTGTTTCGCCAGTAAGAATTTTACGTTTTGATGCTGCTTTACCTGTACCTTTGGTATTTTTTCTTCGTTTCACCTCTTTCCAAGGCATATCCTTTTCGCTTTTATTGGAGAATGCTTCATTATCAAAAGATTCTTTAAAATGATGAACAGCTTCAGTACCAACAACGTCCTGTACATCGTTCTGAATGAAATTATTGAGCTTATTTATCTTATTTATAAAATCTTGCATTAACTTGACAATTAATTAAATTATGTTGTATATTTGCATTGAGACCTGTTGGTTAAAAGCGTACCGGTTTGCTTAACCGGAAACTTCTTTTAGCTATCAGGTCTCAGCTTTTTAAGGGATTAAAGCTTGATATTGCATGAATTCTAGTCACTTCATTTCGACTATCGACAAAAACATTTATATAAGACTCCTTGCCCTGTATTTTAACCTTATAATAGTACCACTGCTTATAATTTACATTAGCATCGACAATCGGCTCCGGGTTAATTAGTGTAGCCCGACTCATTACATCTTCAATGTCATTTAAAAGCATATCTCTGAAAGCCCTGTTTGGGTGTGCTTTTCCTGTAATTGACTTTATTTGTTCGTTTGTAAATGATATTGGATATTTAAGCTCTTCTTTTAAAATAACGGTATTGTTACCCACAAGCATTTCCTTTGCCCATTTTCTTACAGAGTTACGTAATATTTTTTGAGTGGATTTAAGCACCGTTTTAGTGGCTTTTTTGCCTGTTTTACTTTCGTATGGGTGCGAACTACTAAAAAGCTTTTTCGTTTTAGCAGGGTTGTTATCTAGCCCGGCAGCAACCTTTACATCATTATCGGGAATGTCGGCAGTTACTTCTTTGTCTGTATTTGTTATTCCACAGAAACAACCCCAATCTAAAGGAGGTGTATGGTAAGCCCAAAAAGTGTGATCCATTGGTAATACCGTACCGTAAAAAACTTTATGTTCTGCTCGTGGAACTGCTGCACGGCTAGGCAAATACTCTAAGTTCGGATATAAGTGGCTTGTTCGTTCCCATTTCTTCCAGTTAGATGCAGTTCGTGCCGATCTTACAGCAGTGTTGTATTCTGTTTTTAAGTGCCTGTACTCAGTATCAATAAAAGGTTGTGCATCCTTTTTAAACTGATTAAAGCTTTTTAAATTGCCGTCTTCATCACGCAAAAGACTTACTAATTCTTTATTTTTATGATGGGTTTTGAATGCAGAAAATACAGCATTGTTATACTTTAGTTCTTGTACAAAATCATAATCAGGATCGGCATATTTAACTACACCAAAGCCTTCATCAACAGCTTTGTTTAATTCCTGAAAAGTTAATTTCCAAAGTGAAGGATCAATCCCATCGGGCGGTGTAACACCTGAATATACATCTAGTAAAGATTGACTTAATAAAGCATCGATATTAAATATTGAATCGGATAACTCAATGCTGTTTAAGCTCCCATAAAGCTTATCAATAGTATCCCTGAGCTGAATGGGATTGTTAAGCCCAGGGCGAAAGCGAAAAAAGGAAATCTTTAAAATCTATATACCACGGTTTTTGGGCGCTAAGTTTGGTATCGGTTTTTTCTTCTTCCTTTTTAGGCTTTTCTTTTACAGACTTCGGCTCCTTCTTTTCGGTGCTTTCCTCGTCTTTATCCCGGATTTTCTTTTTATTTTTTGGTTGCGGAATATTGTATGTTTCATAGAAGTACTCATCATCAATATCAATAATTTCTGCTAGTTCTTTGTCAAGTTCTAAACGCTGCTTTAAAGTAAGCTGCTCTTTTTCTTCGTAAGCAAAGTGTCCACCCTCTACTTTAAATCCAAAATTTTCAAGAATCGGTTTAAATTTTTCGTTCAGAATACGTATGGCAAGCTTCTTATCAGCTTTTGTTACTTCCTGTTCACTTTGAGCATGTATCTCGCCTTTGTAGTTTCCTCCTTTGGCATCGGTGGTCATGGTATTGTGAAGTATAAGCTTAGAGTTCTGACCATCGCAAAACTCTGCTAAATGCTTGTAAAGTTGTGATGATCCACTTTTAGAAACGGAATCATGCGTTTTTACATTGGCATTTGATGGCATTATAGCATAAGGTGCAGATGTGGTATTCTTAGCCACTTGCTCAAGCATTGTTTTTGTTGCAGGATCGTTTCCTTCATAGGTGTATTCACGAAAAGGAGTACCGAAAATTTGAGCAAAAACCGACCAATCGGCAACATCGCCCTTTTTATATATTACAGATACAGCAGCTTTAATAAGTAATCCTAAATCTTTAGGTTTACCTGCTGTTAGAACAAAACGACTGTATAAAGGATCGGTGTAGTCAATTCCTGAATCATCATAAATTTCATTAACCACTTCTGTGCTTTCAGGTCGAACATGACGGCGGTTTATTAGTTTATAATCAATTTTCTCAGGAGTAATATCTTTAAACCATAGCAAGCTGTAGCCTTGAAAACGACAATCTAATATATCTTTTAACATATTCTCGAAAGCTTCTGTTTCAATAAGTTTATTGATTTCTTCATGCTCTTTGCCTTTGCTATCGAAAAATTTAATGGTAGTATTTGTTACTCTCATTAATCGTTTTTCTGTAATACTTGTAAGGTGCGGATCAAGCATTATTTCATCGTACAAATCATATAATTGCTTTCGCCTTGGACTTGTAATACTTTCGGCTGCTTTGAGAGCCGTTCTCCACTCATCAATACCTTTGTATGATCGATCTACTTGAGCTACTGTAATATTAAATACCTCAATGTTTGGTTTTTTTACTTTGTTTTTATCAGCCATGATTTAATATCTTTTACTTATTCCACCGTACTTTATTTCCGTATTCTCAGGTTCACTTACCGATAATTTGGGAATATCGTGTAATACTATTTCGCCTTTGCGAATATCTTTTAATGTTGTTTTTGCGTAATCGTATCGCTCACGTCTTATTACTGGCACTTCTTCCAGCACTGCATGAATATGGTATAGGGCAATATCAATTACAGCATTTTTTATTAATGCGTTTCTGTCTGCTGCTGTTTGTGCCCACAATGTTTCGGTATTGTAACGAGTGTTTAAATACGAGTCGGCTTCATCAATTGCTAGTGCAATATTTTCATTATTATGATTTGGGTTTTCTCTTGCAATTGCACCCAGCACCTCGCTGTAAATACTTTTCCCTAAATCTTCTTCTTCAATAAACATGTTTAAATGGTGTTTAATTAATATCTTCCTGTGCGCCTTGCAGCACCATAACTAACCTTGTTTTGCATATCTTTTGGTACATATAAGCGATTAAGCTTATGTAATGCACCTTCATCAGCATCAGGACTGTCATCATGACCTTTATAGCCCGGTTCAATTCCTTTAAGCTGTGCTGTTCCTTCCTGCATATCGTTTGAGCTTTTCTCTCTTTTGTTATATATGATCCTGCCTTGCTGATAATATGGAAGCATACCTAAAATACGATCATACTTATGTGGTTTCTTTCGATCATCTGTAATTAAAGGAATATCATGTCCGTGCTTTTCTGCAACTTGGTCATATACCATTTGTAAGGCATCGTTCCAAAATTGACTTTCATAGTAAAAATTTATATGAACACTCTCAGGTAATTGCTGATGGTAATAAAACATCCATTCAATTGCATCGAACATTTTGCACTGTCGCACAAAAGCCTTAACTAAATAATAATGCCTGTTTTTCATTCCCCAAATCCTTACGGCATTGTAATCGGCAGTTTCTTTATCGGAATAGGCAACATCCCAATAAGCTAAAATATGATCAAAATGGTCAAGCCTTGGGATGATATCATATCGCAAAAGTTTATCGGTAAAAATCTTTCCTTCGGTATGTGGTTCTTGGTTATACTCAGCTTGACATACTAATGTTCCAAGCTCAATTATTTGAGCTTCCCAGTACTCTTTTGGGTACATAGCATCCCAATTAGATTCAAGTGTAACAGGGTCGTAAGCCTTAATATGATGAACAAACCATTTTTTATGCCTGTCTTGTAATACGGTTTGAATCATTCGCTTAGCCCAACGGTTATTCGAGAATAAGAAACGTCTAAATTTACCTGTCATTGTAGGAATCAAAGAGCGTTCAATCCAACGAGCCTGTTCATCTTGGCGCATTGGATTTTTATTAATTTCTTCGGTTTCCATATCATCAGCCTCGCAAAAGTCAGGTCTTCTATTCCCTACACGCAACCCCCTTACTTTTTGACCAACACCCAACGCTCTGCCGATATACCCGTTTCCAGTAATAAAGTATCCACGTTCCCACTTTTTGCCAATTACCTTTTGTTCGCCAAAGTCACGAATAATATTGTGATTTGCTTCCAGTTCAGCTCTAAGGTCATCAAGCAAGTCGGATGCTGCATCAAAGCTGTTTGATATTTGAAGATAGTACCAACTTTGATCATTGATATGAAGCCAAAAAGGAATAAATATGGTACAGTGAACTGATTTTGCAAAACCACGAGGCCACTCAGCAAAACCTTTAAAAGTTTGATTGCGTTTCACCTTATTTGCGAGCTCTATCTGAAAATTTCCACACTCACATTCAGCAATATGTGAAAAATAGGTTTTTATCATAAACCTATAATCAATCTTAGCCCTTTTTATTCTTGCTGCTTTAGTATCTTCTGTATCTACTATATCTTCGTGTGTGACACTCAAAAGCCACTCGACTTTTTTACGGTACTCTTCGACTGCTTTTTTATCCTTTGCTGTAAATTTCATTTAAGGGCTAATTTTAATGTTTTGCTGTTTTAATGGGATAGTTGTACCATTTTTGAATTAAAGTTTAATTTAAACGGCATTTAAACAGCCTTTCCCGCCTGTTTTTGTCTTTGTTCAATGAAGCTTAATAGTAAATTTGAAATATCAGCAGCTTTACCGGGATGATTTTTAATTAACCATTCGGTAACTTCATTGAATACTTCGATGTAAATATGAACAGGACTATCGGAAAGGGCTTCAATTTCTTTACGCAATACACTTTTAGCATCGGAAAGTGTTTTATCAGGAATTCCGCCACGATCTTCAATTGCTTGATTAACGGCTTTTAATTGCTTGTATGAATCGGTAAGTAACTGCTGACGTGTAACGGTTTGTGCTTCTTTTAAATCATTCCATTCATGCTTTTCAATCCACGCTCTGAGTGTTTTCTCAGTAATGCCAACTATATCGCATATCTCTTTTCTGCTAAGATGCCCTCTTGTATATAATGATTGTGCAAGAGCTTTTTTTTCATCGTACTTACCCATTTGTTTTTAAGCAAAAATGGAGTGAAAAGATGATGAAATGAAAAAAGTGTGAATGCCTTTCGTGGAAGTGTGATAGCCTAACACAGAAGCTAGGAACATGTAATTAATGCCAGTATTATTGCTTTGAAATCAAGCGAGAAATTACGCAACAAGATTAAGCTAAAATCATGAAAAAACAAAACTTTTAAAAATCATGCCATTTAAAGTAAGCGATGAATCAGTTAATAGTTATGGTGTTAGAATTCTTAGCACAGGCGGTGATTTTTCTCAATTTGAGAAAAATCCTTTAATGCTTTATGATCATGATGACTACAAGCGACTTCCGATAGGGATTTGGGAAAATCTAACAGTTCTTAAAAACAATGATATAACTGCCGATCCTGTATTTGATGTAGATGATGAGTTTGCTTTGGCTATAAAAAAGAAAGTAGATAAAAACTACATCAAAATGGCATCACTGGGTATTATTCCTTTAGAGTGGTCTGATGATCCTGAAATGATGCTCCCCGGTCAGGTTGGTGTTACAGTTACTAAATGGATTCTACGTGAAATAAGTATTACACCTTTCGGCTCAAATAAAAACGCCTTTAAGCTTTACGATAAGCTTGGCAATATTATAAATCTAAGTGAAAATACAACATTTTTTAAAACAAACAAAAAAGAAGAAATGAGCGACTCAAAAGACACTTTACGAGTTATGCTGACCGCTGGTTTAAGTCTTTCCGATAAACTTACTGATAGTGAGTTGATTCGTGAAGTTTTGAAGTTAAACCAAGACAATCAGCAATTAAAATTAAAAGTTAAAACCTTTGAAGAAAATGAAACAGAGCAGGCAGAAGCCATAGAGCTAAGCGCAAAAGAAGGATTGATTACAGCAGCTGTTGAAGCTAAGAAAATCACCTTAAAGCAAAAACCCGCTTATATGACTATGGCACTTGCTGATCTTAAATTAGCTTTTGAAGGAATGCCTGTTCCGCAAAACCTAAGTGATTTAGGTGGAGGTTCTAAATTACCTAAAGAACGTGAAACTTGGTCTTTCTCTGATTGGACTAAGAATGATTCAAATGGATTACTGAATCTAAAAGAAAGTGATCCTGAAAAGTATAAAGAGCTTTTCAAAAGTGAATATGGTGTTGAACCTAAAAATATGAAGTAATGGCTATTGAAAAGGAAATTTGGAGAAAAGACATTCAGGAAGCGGTATTTGATGACAATTCGTTTCTTGATGATGCATTTAATGCGGATGAGAATGTAATTGGTGGTGCTGTTGTTCATATTCCACAATCGGGTGGTGCAGGTAACATTGAAAAGAACAGAAGTACATTCCCTGCTACTATTCGTAGAAGAACTGATACGGACATTGTTTATGTTTTAGATGAGTACACTTCCGATCCTGTAAAAATTACAGATGCTGATAAGAAGGAATTAAGTTACGACAAACGTAAAAGTGTAATTGGCGAAGATACAGAAGCTGTTAAGCAATTAGTTGCTGATGACTTTCTTTATAAATGGGCATCTTCTTTACCTGCTGGAAGCATCTTATTAACAACTGGTGATGCTGTTGCAGCATCTGCACCGGGAGCTACTGGACAAAGATTGGCGGCTGTATTGGGTGACTTGCAAAGAGCGCAAACAGAAATGGATGCACAAGGTGTTTCTGAAGCTAACAGATTTGCTATGATTCCTGCACGTTTAAGAGCGCAGTTGTTTCCTATTGGTAGTGCTGTAATTCAAGCAATGATGCAAAATGTTACCCCTGAAGAGCGCAAAAAGGGTATTATTGGTGAGGTTTGTGGCTTTAAATTACGAAGTAGAACTAAAGCTGCTATCTATTCCAATGCAGGTACTTTAAAAGCACCGGGGGCTGTTTCTGCTGTCGATGATGATGAAGCTATTGTTTGTTGGCAAAAGAACGCTGTTGAGCGTGCAAAAGGTACTATTGATTTCTTCGAAGATTTGAAGAATCCTACTGAGTACGGTGATATCTACTCAATGCTTGTTCGTGCAGGTGGTCGTAGACGTAGAGCCGATGATACAGGAGTAATTACTATCAGACAAGCTAAGGCTGCATAATTTAATCCGGTATAATCTATGAACGACACTTTTTATTGTGCCGCTAAAGGAACTGGAGGCAGTCTTCTGGCAATGATCTTCGGGTTTATTGATGTAAACGGCTTGTTAAGTGCCTTTTTATTTGGAGCTGCCGGGGCACTGGGTGGCGTAGTAATAAAGTATATTTCAAAAAGTATAAAAAAATGGAGAGAATCAAAAAAATCATAAATAATTTTTTCAAGCGTTGGAATGAGTTTTTACCCTTCCTGCTTGCGCTACCAATTTGGTGGTTATCGGGTTTTGTTACCCGAATGATTGACCCAACAGCCGGGACTGATGATCTTGGATTATTCCAAGCCTTAGTATTTGGTTTAGTAATCTATTTTGCTGCATGTGCATTCTCATGGTTCGCTTTACGAACTATTTTCCCAACAATAGGGAAATATGTGGATGATCAGCTTGGAAAAGAATTTGAAGAAAGTGGTGCTTCAGGTCGATGGGATCGGCAATATTTTGCACTCATTATGTTTGCCATTTACTTCTTCGGTGCAATAATTATTTTAACAAATACAATTTAATATGAAAAGTATTTTATTATTAATGACAATCTTATGCTTGTTTATTGTTCCACAGGCTCAAACTGTGAGGGATCAGGTTGAACAAACCTACCTGTCGCAACTTGGAGTTAGAGAACTAACAGGGCATAATGATGGGCAGGAAGTTGAGACTTACCTGCAAAGCACAGGCTTAGACAAAGGTTATGCGTGGTGCGCTGCGTATGTTAACTACTGTTTAATAGAGTGTGCTGTGGAAACACCAAAAGGGGCTGCATGGTCGCCAAATTGGTTTCCTCAAAACAAAGTAGTTTATAAACGTGGTAATGATCCACCCTTATACTTTCCGCAAAAAGGCGATGTATTTGGAATCTACTTTGCAAGCAAGAAAAGAATTGCACACGTTGGTTTTATCCATTACTGGAAGCATGGTAGTAATTATGTCACGACCGTGGAAGGGAATACTAATTTGGCAGGATCACGTGAAGGCGATGGAGTATATAAAAAACGTAGACTTAAACGGCAAGTGTACGAAGTTGCTAACTGGATAGACACTTAAGTATGAAGAAAATCATTATAGGTGTTTTGATCGGGTTTATTCTAGGCTTTGCCAGTGGGGCATTGTTTGATTCTAAATTGCTTGACAAACCTGAAGTTGTAAATCAAAACAAAGTAAGAGTTAAGCAAAGGGTTAAAGGTACTGGAAATAGTGTAGAAACTGAGTACCAAGATAACCAAGTAATTGAAATTGAAAGTAAAACCAAAAAAAGAAGGAGAAAAAGAAATGAAGGCGAATCATAAAAAATACTTTGATAGTCATCCAAAAGAAAAAGAATTCCATTTTACAAAGGATGGTCTTGCTTTTCGAAATAAGGGTACTGCTGAACAGCACCAAAAAACCTTAACAGGTAAAATTACAGGTGTTGAATCGGTTAAGCGCAACGAGAAAGTAGAAAAGCCTGAGGAGGTTGAGAATAAACTTTCTGAGATGAAATCAGAAGAATTAGAAGCTCTTTTAGTTGAAACTCAGCAGTTGTTAACTGATGCCGATGAAGCTGATAAGGATGCTTTGGAGTTAAAGCTTGTTGAGATTGAAGTTGCAATTGAAAATTTAGACTAAGATGGGTGGAATTCCAAATGTATCATTTGAATATGGTGAAAGTGCATTAGGTGGAATTAATCCAACTGCTGACGGCATTGCCGGGTTAATTGTACCCGGTATTGCTGTCGCAGGATTGGCACTTTCTACTCCTAAAGCCGTTTTTAGCCTTGCTGAAGTGGAAGCTTTAGGCATTAATGAAGCTTACGATACTGCAAACAGCGTGAATGCTTATGCCGAGATAAAGGATTTTTATTCTTGGATGGGTGATAGTGCTGAATTGTGGATTATGATTGTAACACAAGATACTCTGCTTGCCGATATTTGCGACAAAACCAAAGACCTTGCAAAGAAACTATTACTTAACTGCAATGGTAGAATCAAAATTTGGGGTGTTTCTATAATGCGTTCGGTAGGATATGTTCCTGTTATTACTGATGGTATTGATGCTGATATATGGGCAGGTTCTTTAAATGCTCAAGCATTGCGTGAAGAAATGGCAATGAACTATTTTATACCTACTCGTGCAATTTTACCTGCTCGTGCTTGGGATGGTGAGGCTGCAAACCTTAAAGACTTGAAATTAAGCTCTGAAAATGGGGTTCAATTTACTATGCATGGAAGAGCAGGATCAAAAGAAGCTCGTGTTGGATTCTTACTGGGCTTATATGCCGTAATTTCTGTACAACGTAATCCGGGGCGTGTACGTTCGGGTGATCTTGGATTAGCTGAAGGAGCTGTTTACTTAACCGATGGTGTTAGTACTCCTGAAACAATTGGAGCTGTTCAAAACACTATTCACGATAAAGGATATCTTTTCCCTATAAAGCGATTTGGTAAGAACGGTTATTTCTATAACGATGATCCTATAGCAACATCTAACGCAGATGATTTTGTAAGTTTTGCTCGTGGTAGAGTAATGGATAAAGTACAGCGTTTAGCTTATGAATCTTATCTTGAGTTTATAAACGATGATTACGAAACTGAGCCTGATGGAAGCATAAGCCCAGTTGAATTGAAACGTTTGCAAGGAGGTATTGATGATCTTGTAAATGCAGAGATGACAGCTGCAAAAGAAATCAGCGGTTTCCGTTCTCTTGTTCCCTTAGTTCAGGATGTTGTAGGTAAAACGAAAGTAATACTTAAAGTACGTCCAAGGGCTTATCATAAAGAAATTAATGTTGAATTAGGATTTGAAACAACTAGTGAATAATGGCTTTTAGTACAAAAACAGCGCAATACGCATGGAAAAATCTCAAGTTATTAGTCGATGGTCGATTAATAACAGAGTTAACGGATATTGAATACGGTTCTGAAAAGAATTTAGAAGAAATATTCGGAGCTGGTGATGAAGCTCAGTTCATTGGCGAAGGAAATAAAACGACTTCAGGAAGCATGGAAATGCTTCAAAGTGGTTACGAGGCTCTTGTTGAAGAAGCTAAGAAACGTGGTGGTAATGATGTTACGGATTTAGAAGTAACGGCTGTTATTGCTTATATCCCAAAAACAACTGATACTGCTTTGCTTAATAAAACGATTGTTGACCGTGCTGTCGGCATTAAGTTTTCAAAGGGAGGTAAGAAATTTAGCCAGGGAAATACGCACATAAAAGTAGCTCTTCCTTTTAAGGCTTTGCGAATTGAAAATCAAATTTAAATTGTTTAAACACTGATTAAATGAAAGAACAGGAAGAAAAGAAAAAAGCAATCGAGAAAAATAAAATAACGATTTCTGAGCGACATCAAGCGAATATAAAAGTATGGAAATCCAAATATGGTAAAGTAAAGCCTTTAGCATTTGTTGAAGGTGAAGAGGTTAAAGTTATGTTTTTTAGGATTCCAACCCGTGAGGAGTTATCGGCTGCTGAAACTTTGGCAACAAACGAATCAGGAGATGTTGATTTATATACAAAGGCTGAAAAAACAATGGTTGACTGTTACCTTGGTGGTGACATGAAACTTGAACATATTATAGCCGATGTTGAATTCTTTATGCCAGTAGCTAAAAAAGTTCTTTATGAGCTTGTCGTGGAAAAAAAAACGATCTGGATCGACTGCTAACAAAAGCAAAAAAACAAGTACAAGAAGGCTCTGTACAATATATTAATACGCAACTACAGTATTACAATGTATGTGCAGAGCCTAATAGTTTAACAGATTACGAGTGGGCTTTAAAATACGCTATGCTTGAAGATATTCGCCAAAAAGAGAAAAACACAGTAGAATAACATGGACGGTTACACCTATCTTATAAAAGTTGACAGTAATGGAAATGCTGTTTTACCTGCTTTGGCAAACAATGCAAATAAAGCCGATGTTTCTTTGCGTAAAGCAGGAACTGGTTCTGAGAAAGCTTTTACAAAAACAGGAACTAGTATTGGTAGGGCTCGTGACGAAATGGGGCGGTTTACTTCAAGCTCTAAAAGGGGTTTTGGCACATTACAAAGAAGTGCTAACCGTTCAAACGCTACGCTTAGTAAAACAAGAAGTTTACTTGCAGGAATAGGATTAACACTTACCGCTGGTGCAATCGCTACTGGTATAATAGGCACTGGTGCAGGCTTTGAGAAAAGCATGAGTAATGTTGCATCCTTAACACAGGCTGCAAAAACCGAACTTGTAAGTTTAAATCAAGCTGCTCGTGATGCCGGTGCAACAACAGCTTATAGTGCCAAAGAAAGTGCCGATTCAATGGGCTATCTCGCACAGGCAGGCTATAAAACAAATCAAATTATAGATGCCTTACCTGCTACTCTAAACCTCGCAGCAGCAGGAAGTCTCGATCTTGCACGAAGTGCCGATATAGCTACCAATATTCTTAGTCAGTATCGAATGAAGGCACAGGATACTGGGGTTGTTGTAGATCAATTAGCATTTACTCAAGCGAACTTCAATACCAATATTGAAGAAATGTCCGATGCCATGAATTATTTCGGACCAACAGCAGCTGCTCTCAAAATTGGATTAAGCGAAAGTAGTGCCACTATCGGATTAATGGCTAATAATGGTTTAAAAGGGTCTTTAGCTACCAGGGCATTAAGTAGTTCTATCGTTAGGCTTACCAACCCTACAACAAAGATGCAAACTCAAATGGATAAGCTTAATTTAAGTTTTTTCGATGGAGAGGGGCATTTTGTAGGAATGGCAGGTATGGTTGATACTTTAAGCAATGGTCTGGAAGGTTTAACCGATAAGCAAAGGCAGGCAGCTTTAAGCACTATATTTGGCACTGAAGCAATACAAGAAATTAATATTCTCCTTTCTGAAGGTGGAGAAAAGATACGTGATTGGACTGAGAAACTTGATGGTGCTGAAGGTGCTGCCAAACGAATGGCTGATACAAAACTGGATAATCTTGCAGGTGATTTTCAAATATTGAAAAGTACTTCGCAGGAATTTGCATTGGGGTTTCATGAGAAAATAAATCCTACGTTAAGAGCATTAACCAAAGAAGCAACTTTATTTATTCGAAGTATGGATACTAAAGAAGTGGGGTTGTATGCTCAAAAGTTCTTTTTAGGTTTAAGAAAAGGATTAATATGGTTAGAAAAAAATAAAAGAACAATTGTTGGCATAGGTAAGGGTTATGTTACTTTAAAGGTTGCCATGCTTGCATATAATGCAGGCACAAGAGCAGGGACACTCATAACAGGAGCTTATAATGCTACACTGGTATTAACAAAAACAGGAGCTTCAGGTGCAACATTGGCGGTTCGTGGTTTAAATACAGCCTTAAAAGCAAATCCTTTTGGTCTTATATTAGGGGCAATTACAGCTGTTGTTGCTGCTGTTACTTTATTTAGAGATAGAACAAAAGAGGCTACAGCCGAACAAATAAGGCTTAATAATATAAAGCTGCAAGGTGAAGTTTTTGAAAAGGAAGCTAACGAATTAAGATATGAAACGTCAGGAACGCTAGCAAAAATTGATGCAAAACCTCTTGGTGATCTTAATGAGCGTCAATTAAAACAATTGCATGATGAAGCTTCTATTCGTTTAGAAAGAGCTGAAGATTTTCTATTTGACTTAGAAGGGAAGTCGGGTGTTAATTTAAGAGATTATGATGCTTTAGCTTCCCAAATTTCTGAGGAAGAAAGTAAAGAATGGTCAGAAAATTCAACTGAAATGAGCTCAGACGAGCTCCAAGCTTATATGGGATTAACTTCCAAGAAAGCTAAGTTGGATAAAATGGGGCAAAAACTTGAAGGAGCGACTCTTACAACTGGTAAAATAACAGTAGGTGAATTAAGAGATTTACTATCTCAGAATGAAAGTATTATTAACAAAACCAAATCATTAATCAAAGATGAAACGGTAACAGGTTTAGGTGTATCGGGATCGGGTGTAAGTGGATCAGGAACCGCAAGCGAAATGAGTGAGCGAATTGTAAGCGGTGGTACTTCACAAAAAATAGTAAATGTTAGTTTAGGTAAGTTTTTAGATGAAGTAGTTTTTAATGTGAATGGTGCAAGTGATGTAATAGACCGAAAAGATGAAATTCTAGAAACATTTATGGAAGGATTCTCAAGAGTGTTAAATAGTGCAAATCAAATGGTAAACTAAATCTCATGAACACCTATAAAAAATTAAATATTAGTGAATAATGGATGAGTTCGATTTAAAAAAGATATATAACAATATAGCAAGTTATAAAGGCTTGCCTTTCCCCGTTCTTCCAAGAAATATTTCTTCTTATGAAGAAACAGGAAAAAAAATTGCAGCTATTCTTAAAGGTGAAAAGGATGTTCGTGATTGGTATGGTCGACCTTTTATTGCTCATGCGACTCTTGGAGGTGTTGAGCTAGGGAGTTCAAAGGAAGATCATATAATGATACAGCCTTTGATTTTATTTGAAGGTCATAAGGATATTGAGAAAACCAAAATTGAAGCCGGTACTTATCCTGGTACAATGAAAGAATTTATCAGTTTTGGGGATTATAAATTGAAAATTTACGGTGCTTTAATTAACCGAAATCAAAAGGAATATCCATACGATCAGGTTCGAATACTTAAAGATATTTGGCAGCGCAATGTTGCTTTAACATTTGATTGTTATATATCTCAGGAGTTATTTGATTATGTAGTAATCGAAAAAATAAAGTTTAAGGAGTTAACTAAAAGTCCTGGTTGGCAAATGTATGAAATTGAAGCTGTAAGTGATGGTAATTTAGAAGTTGAATATTTAAAAGGCGATGCTTAGTCCAAAATGCAATATAATCATTAATAACAACCTTAAAATAAAAGGTTGTGGAGGCTTTGTTGTAGATAAAGATGTGGAAAACCTATCTGTGGTAGGTCATGTTAATCTTCCATTGCATGCAATCTATCGCAAATCTACAAGCAGAAATATTCTAGTTCTTCAGGATGAAATAAAAGAGGGTGATTTAATTACCATTGAAGCCGGATATTTGGAGGATGAAATATTTCAGGTGTTTAAAGGATATGTAACAGTAATTCAAAAAGGCACACAGCTAAAACTTCAAATTGAAGATGCTATTTATTTATTGCGCAAAAAGCCAGTTGTAATCAATAAAAAGGATATTGATTTAAAAGACTTGATTAGCTTGCTTATTGAAGGAACTGGTCTTATTGTTTCTGACAAAACGAATAGTATAAAAATTGATTCTTTCAAATATAAAGGCAATGCTGCCGGGGCATTAGCAAAGTTAAAAGAGAGCTTGTCCTTAACTATTTACTTCGATTCTAACAATGAGCTTTACGCAGGTGGTCAACAGTTAAATCCTAAAGGAAAGATTAAAGCTATTTACGGGCGTAATATCATAAAGAACAATACAAAATACCAAACAAAGGATGCAAATCCGGTGCAGGTGGAAGTAATAGGTAAAAAAGCCGATAATACAGAGGTTAAAAAGATTGTAGGTATGGAAGGTGGCTCAAAGTACACTCTTTACAAATACAATGTTACCAATGAGAATGCATTGCAAACCATTGGTGAAGAGTATTTAAATAAGTATTCTTTTGATGGTTTTAAAGGTAAGCTTAAAATGTTCTTTATTCCATTTGTCGAACCAGGAGGATCTGTTGAGTATGAAAACGGAAATTATGAAGATAAGTCAGGTACTTATTTTGTAAAAGGCGTGAAATACAGTTTAAGCAAAGGATTAAAACAAGAAATTGAAATAGGAGCTAAATTATTATGACAGAAGGTAAAATTGTAAACCAACTTCAAGAGCTTATTAAAAAGCTTATTCCTGCATCTTTCACAGGTAAAGTGCTTAGTGTAGATGAAGAAAAAGGTGAAGCTGTTGTTTTGTTTAATGAGCTTGAGTATGATGTAAAGCTTAAATCAATTATCGATAAATCTGAGTACGGTGTTTTTGTTATTCCTGAAGCTGAAAGTGATGTGTTTTGCATTCCTGAAGGATTAGATCAGGAAAGATATTTTGTTGCAGGAGTTAATAAGGTAGCTAAAGTTATTGTAAAAATGCAGAATCTTGATTTTGTAATGGATAATGAAGCAAAAAGCCTGAAGGTAACCAATGGAAATACTGCTTTTGAGCTTAACGATGCACTAGCTCAATTTAATGATGGTGATAATGGAGGACTTGTTAAAATAACTGATTTAGTAACGAAAATTAATAATCTTGAGACTAAAGTAAATGATCTTATAACAAAATTAAAGGCGGTGGTTGTTCCATTAGCTCCATCAGGAACGTATCCGTTTTCAACTGTTTTCGGATCAGTAGTAAATTTAACTCAGACAAAAAAGTCTGATTTGGAAAATGAAAAAGTAAAACACTAATGAGAGATTATTTACAAGACGAAAATAACGACCTAGTACTTGTTAATGGTGATTTTAAAATAACCGAAAGTACTCAGCAACATCAAAAGGATTTGCTTATATCACGTAAGTGTGATTATAAGTTAAAGCTTGTTGGTGTGGATATTTACAGTGCTTTGTTGGATGATGACCAGGAGAATCTTCCGGGCACTATAAGAAAGGAATTTACAAACGATGGAATGACCGTTAACTCTATTTCATTAGACAACGGAAAACTAAAAATAGATGCACCTTATGAAACAGATAACAACAGTTAAAGGTCAAACATTAACCGATATATCTATTCAGGAATATGGAACTGCACTTGCTGTATTTGAGATTATTGAAAACAATCCTAATCTTTTAAATGATTTTGGTGCAGATGAATCATTAATCGAGGATGTAACACAACTTGATGTCGGTTATCCATTACGCAAAAATCAGATTGTTCTTATCGATACTGACAGCGATCTAGTAAATAAAACAAAGCTCAGAGAATTAAATAGTGAAATTATTATAAGTGAGTAGTTATGGCACAAAGAACGATTGACGAAATAAAGCAAGGAATAATTGACAGGCAGCCTTCAAAGTTTCCTGAACTTTCAAGCAGTAATGCTGCTGAATGGAGTTTGTGGCTCGATGTTGTTGCATATGCAATATGGCTTTTTGAAGGTATAATGATTGTTTTCAAAAAAGATATTGAAAGTAAACTATCAACAAAGAAACCTGGCAGTATTGCTTGGTTAGTTGAAAAAGCTTATGAGTTTCAGCTTGATTATGATTTAACTGTAGATGACAAAGGAATATTAAAATACAATATGCTCGATGAAAGTGCGAAAATCATTAAAAGAGTAAGTGCTATTGAAAGTGATGGGGTAATATCATTAAAGGTTGCTAAAATCGATAGCCAGGGTAATTTAGTGCCATTATCAACGGATAATGGTGAGTTTCTACAATTTCAAAGATACATTGACAGTGTTAAATATGCAGGTACTAATTTCAATATTGTATCACTCGATGCCGATACAATTAAATATGTTGTAGATGTATATTTTGATCCTGTTTACTTAGAAGCTACAATTCAATCTAATTTAGACACAGTATGTGATGAGTATAGATTAGGGCTTGATTTTAATGGTGTAGTTTATCGCTCAGAATATTATGAAAAGATACTTTCTGCTCAAGGTGTTGTAACAGCAAAAATAACATCGTTTGACGGTATTCATGGAGGAAATACAGAAAATATTGATATAAAACGACTGCTAACTTCAGGTTATTTTAATTATGATGAAGCCAGTGTATTTAATCTTATTAATAATAACGAATAATGATTATCAATTTTTCAACAGATCAGTTTATTGAGCGTTTCGTTCCACTGTATAAAAAAACAAACACCCGTTTAAAGTGGTTGCGATTCTTATTGTCAGAATTAAAAGCAATGTGGCAAGATTTCTATAACTGGCGTAAAGACTATTATTACAGGCTTAATATTACCGGGCAAACCCTGTTGTTGGAGTATCATTTAAATAAAGTTATTCCTGGAGCAAATGGTAGTATTAGAATAAAGCATTACACTGATCAAGGTGTACATGTGGCTCTTGAGAGTGAGGTTATTCCAAGTGTTTCAGTTGGTTTAATAGATACTCTTGGTGAAGAAAGTAACTATATCCTTGCTGCATTAGAAGGTGAGATACAAGCAAATTTCAATGTTGGTTTTAAGGTTTATGTGCCTACTGGCATTAATGTAAATGAGGTTGCAGGTGAAGTAAACACCTTTAAATTAGGTGGCATAAGTTATGAAATAGTAGAAGCTTAATATTTATAGGCATTTAAACAGTATTTAAATAATGAAAAGACAAGTACAAGAAACAGGTATACGAAAATGGTTTGGTGGTGATTGGTTAAGTCTCCAGGCAGAGCCTTTTAAAGTTATTGATGGTCATTATGAGCAATATGGAAATATGATCATAAAAGGATGTGAAATTATAAATAATCAGGCTGATATTAATCCCGGTATTGTAGGTTTATGGGGCAAAGATGAAGCAAATAATGACATTTACAAGGTTGCAGAGTTTTCAGGATTACAGGCTGCTGCAAGTTGGCCAGTGTATTTGGTTTTAGATAAAGAGGAAGAGAAAAGGCTTTATGATACAGGTATTCAAAAGAATGTTGCTGTAACTTATAAAGCAACACCTGAATATGCTTTGCCTACAGGCGAATATTTGATAATTAATCAGGATGGTAATAATAAAACTTATCGTGAAGCTCTTCAAAGCTCATCGTATAGATTTGTAACCGATGCACAAATTAGTGATTGGAATTCAAAAGCTGAAGGAGTTCATGGTCATGCTGCTGCTGATGTTACGGATAGTACAACAAAGCGTTTTGTAACCGATGCACAAATTAGTGATTGGAATTCAAAAGCTGAAGGAGTTCATGGTCATGCTGCTGCTGATGTTACGGATAGTACAACAAAGCGTTTTGTAACCGATGCACAAATTAGTGATTGGAATTCAAAAGCTGAAGGAGTTCATGGTCATGCTGCTGCTGATATAACCGAAAGCACAACAAGGCGATTTGTTACGGATACAGAAAAGCTCGGTTTTTGGAGTGGAAGCTCTACAGTTCTGACTACTACTAAAAAGGTTGGTGTGGGAATAGCTTCAGCAGTTGCTAAATTTACCGTTTTAAGCGGTGTTTCAAATAATGAGATTGCTAGGTTTGCAGGTACTGTCGAGGATAGAGGGCTTCAAATTTCATCGTTTGCAGTCGGTGGGACAAATGAGTCGGGTTTTGATATAAACGCTAGGGGAACTGGTGAAATTAACGCTTTGCAATTTTCAACAGGAGGAAACGCACGAATGCACATTGATGGAGCTGGAAAAGTTGGGTTTGGAACAATTGTTCCATATAGCAAGGTTGATATTGTAGAAACTAATGCAGGAGGTGCAATCACAGGAGCTACATTAAGGAATAGTTCTTCTTCATCTCTCTCTGAAATTGATTTAAAATTAGTCTGTAGTACTAGTAATGCTAGTAATGTAGGGGGATTAATTCGAGTTGTTAGGACAAATGCATCAGCTTTAGGTGATTCAGATATGCACTTAGCGACAACGTGTGGAGGAACTCTGGTTGATAGGATTTCCATGTTAGCAAATGGCAATGTTGGAATTGCTACAGCCGAACCATTATATAAATTAGATGTTAACGGCTCGGCAAGGTTTAACGGGAATATTGGATTTTTCAACACAACACCCATTGCCAAAAAAGCTTTAACACAATATCCTAGTCAGGTAGGAATAGACACGACTTGGGGAGGTAATGAGATCGAAGCTCTTGAAACAACTAGAGATTCATTACAGGAAGTGATAGACGCTTTAAAAGCTTACGGATTACTATCTTAATAATAATATATAAATAAATGTGTGACAAAATGAAAACACCAATTACTTATTATGGTGGCAAACAAACTATGCTCAAGCATATCAAGCCACGAATTCCAAAACATAAAATTTATACAGAAGCTTTTTGCGGAGGAGCTGCGGTTTTCTTCGAAAAAGAAGCTTCTGATATAGAAGTTTTAAATGATATCAATGGAGAGTTAATTAACTTTTATCAGGTATTTAGACAGCATTCAAGCGAATTTAAACAGGAGCTTGAAGGTACTCTGCATAGCAGAAATTTACACTTGTATGCCCAAATGATTTACCAATTGCCAGAGCATTTTAGTAAAGTGAAACGTGCTTGGGCTTTGTGGTATCTATCCAAAACAAGTTTTGCATCTAAGCTAGATGGTTCGTTTGGTTATGATAAGTCGAAGAATACAATGGTTAAAAAGCTTTGCAATGCCAAAGAGTATGCAATTGCTGAAGCTGTTGCAAAACGATTAGAAAATGTACAACTTGAGTGCACCGATGCTTTACGTATTATTAGATCGAGAGACACTATAGATGCATTTCATTTTGTTGATCCTCCTTATGTAGGTACTAATTGTGGTCATTATAACGGATACAACGAACAGCATTTTAAAGAGTTGTTAGACTTATTGAGCACACTTGAAGGTAAGTTTATGTTAACTATGTTTCCAAATGATATGCTTCAATCTTACATAGATGAGCATAGTTGGATTAACTATAAAATAACCAGGACAATTTCAGTCAGTAAAACAAATCGCAGAAAGCAAGAGGAGTGGATTGTAATGAATTACTCTATTTAA